CGGGTATCTGGCCCCTGGTGTTTACCCTCCTAAAAGCTCGGAGACGACACAGGTCAAATATGGAGCCCGTGGAGCGGGCATAGAAAAAGCAGACGCTCGTCTGAACGTCTGCTCGTGAGGTATTGCGAGGTTTTTGTGAGGTTAGTTATTGATCTTGGTGACGAGAGCGGCCGCAGTCTCGCCCCGCTCGGAGAGCTCGCCGCCGCTTGCGGCAAGCACTTCTTCGGTCTCGATCTCGAAGCACTGATCGCCGATGTCGAGGAGATCGTCTTCGCTGATCTCGGCCAGGTCCTTCTCAGACAGCCCGAACTCCTTTTCCAGGAAGTCGAGCTCTTCCTTGGTGTACGTCATAGCCATAGGTTATTTCCCCCGTTTCATACACGTCACGACGGTCCCCGTGTTCTCATCTACCACGACACGAATCCGATCCTTCTGGTAGACCTTAGTCCCGGCGGTCTTGCCATCGGTAACCTTGGAATCCGAAGAGGTCAAAGCGGTCTTGATATTGTTGGCGGACACGTGCCGCTCGCGCATACGCTGACCGGCGTGATCGGAGACAGCGGTCACAGTCGTTCCCGTGCTCGTCTCCGTGCCTACGACCTTTTGAGGATCGTAACGGCCAGCGGGCTTGGAAGAGGAAGAGGCATTGCTGCCGTCTGAAAACTGCCCGAGGTCATTCCGCGGGTGGTCGTCCGCAGACCAAGCGTTTTTGATTATATCGCGCTCTTCTCCACTTGTAAACGGCCAATTCTTGAGAATACGGCGAACTTCTTTCATAACTGCCACAACGGCATCGTCATTCTGGCCCTCCGCCTTAGCGATTTGGCTGGAAAGCTGAGCCATTGCTACGGGGTCCAGACCTCCCGCCTGCGCCTGCTGGGCCTGCTGCTGGGCCTGGAGAAGCGTCTGCACGACGAGCGGGGTATCGCCCCAATCGCCTTCGTAGTTCTCTGCCTTCTCGCCAAGCGCCTCAGCGACGATCGAGCGGGCCTTATTGGGCGTGAGGCCGCCGGCCTTCTCGGAGATCGACAGAATCTTGAAGAGGTCGTCGGGATTGGTAATATCCGGGGCGAGGAAGTAGGCCTCGACGTACTTAAAGCCGTAGCCATTCAGCAGGAGATTGTTGACGACCCATGCGAGACTTTTGCGCTCGGGCTGAAACACCTGCTTCTCGGTAACCTCCATCGCCGTCTGTGCGGTCGACCGGTTGAAGTCGGTCGTGTAGCCGGTATAGAGGTCAGGCAGTCGGAAGGCGGACTGCACGCGGCGGCGGTTGTTTTCGAGGTAGCCCTGGAAAAGCTCGTCCTTCTGCAGGATCGAAGCGAGGTCCTTGACCTCGATCGTGGGCTTTTGCGCTTCCTCGAAGCCGGCTTTGTTGTCGGCGTTTTCGACCTCAAGGACCAGGAAGGCGTGCTGCCCAGCCTCGCCCTTAATGTCGTTCATGTATTCCTGGAGCTTCGTGAAGCTCGCGTCGGTCAGCGTGCCGCCGTTCACGCAGATCATCATAGGCGTATGGCGGCCCTCGGTGAAGTAGCGATTATTCAGGCCCTCGGCCTTGCGGCTGCCGTCGACCCCGAGGACCTGACCGAGCCATCTGATCTCGCCGTAGAGCTCCGTGCCGATTGTGAAGTCGATGACCTCGTTGGCCTGATACTGCGGGGAAAGGGGCGCGCCGTCCGCATCGGTCTCGGTGTATTCGCCGGTCCGGTTATCCATCATGCGGGGATCGCCGAACTCCTTGAAGTACACCGTAGTTCCGGCGACTTGCTGCCGATATTTGCAGAAGCGGCGCGGCCTGACGATCTTCTGGCCGTTGTAGATGTAAGCGGACTCCTGAGGCGGGTCGAGGGGGTAAGTCTTCTGCATCGAGGGAATGTCCCGAATGAAGGAGACCTGATTGACCTCGCCGGCAGGATTGCGGACCACTTCGAGATAAGCGATCCCGTAGGTCTCGCGGCCTTCGATGAGGTCCTCAAATACCTCCTTGGTGTCCATGCTAACAGTCAGAAGGTCGAGCACCTGCTGCGCGGCGTCCCACTCGGCCTTCATTTCTGGCGTCTCGTCGGCGTCCTCGGTCTTATACCGGAGCGCGATGCCGAAGCCGGCGATGTTGTTCTTGTAGGCCGTGATGCACTGAGGCAGGATATTGGAGTCGCGGACCATCTGCTTCAGGCCGCGGAGGTCATAAGGCGGAGTGACGAACTCGCTGGCGCTCTTCGACCGATCAGGGTCGACAGCAGTCGGCGCTTCGGCTTTCGCGACCGTCGTCTCTCTCGCTTTGATGATCTTGACGTCCACGCCAAGCGCCTTCTTTTCTTTGCTCAAGTTCCTTTCACCCCTTGCTTTTCATTGACCGTCACCGGGACGGTACACAGGAGAACGCAGTCGGCCTCGTCCGGCGAGGGCAGATTGCGCTTTTTCATTTCGTCCTTGCTCTCGACCTTCTGCTTACTCTGTTCGGTCATGCTGTACTTGCGGCTCGAGAGCTGTCCGATCAGGTCGTCGTCGTCCGGGAGGATCACCTCAACGGGCTTGGGCTTGCCCGCGTCGTCGGTCTCCTCCAGGAGCTTCCTGAGGACGCCCATCATGTAGGTAGTGCTGTCGTGATAGTGCCGATGCTTGATCCGTTTGCCGAATTGAATGCGGATTACCTGCAACCACCAAAAGCGACTCGGGTCGTTCTGCTTGATCCGCTCCAGCCGATCGACCACGCCGCCACCTACGCCTCCGTCATCGACGCAGACGGGGATCGGGTGCTTGTAGGCGTATTTCTCGACCAAGCTCTCGCCGAGCTCGATGATCTTGTCCGCGGTCTTCTGAGTGTCCTGGCCTCGTATCTTCTGATAAAAGTCGACCTTCTCGTCCACTCGAAAGCCGATGCAGGTCTTGTCGTCGCCGAAGCGGGCGACGTCGCAGCCGATCTGAATGCTGAGCGGCTTTTCCCGAGGCACGAAGTCGGAGGACGTCGCCCTCAGGACCAGGGCGATCGGGATAAAGACGTCGTCTTCCTGCAAAGGGAACTCGCCGTCAACGCGGACCCGGACGACGTTGCTCTCGCGGCCGTAGCGCCGCTCCAGCATCTCGATGTTTTCCTTGTCGGTCCGCTCTACGTCCCGAGACGACACGCGCCTCGTCTTATAAAGTGGCCGGATTCTCGGGTTGGTATGGGAATCGTAGAAGGTCCCGGAGGTCTTCGTCGGGTTGCCGCACATAAGAAGGCGGTTGTTCTTCCCGGAAAGCGTACCGAGAATGGCCTCCATGATCGGCTCGGCGACGCCGGAGGCCTCGTCTACGATGAAAAGCATGTTTGCTTCATGGAAGCCCTGCATGTTCTCCGGCTTGGTCGCAGTCCGGGCGACGGCAAACCACCGTTTTTCCATGCCAAGCATATAGACGTAGGTCTTCGTCCAACGCAGGATCACGCTGAGCAGCGGGCTCCTGGCCTGCCACTTCGCGATCTCTGCCCAGAGCACGTCGTTCAACTGCTGCCTCGTCGGCGCGGTCGCCACGACTCTCGCATAGGAGAAGCAGGACAAAAACCACATGAGCGCGATCGCCTCGGTGGCGGTCTTGCCGACGCCCTGGCCGCTTCGCACGCTAACCCGCCTGATTTTGGGATCAGCGAGGTCTCGCAGCGTGTCGGCCTGCCAGTCGTCGGGCTCGTAGCCGATCACTTCTCTCGCGAAAAGAACCGGGTCGGCCTGATAGAGATTGATCTTTGTGAGGAAGGCCTTTTTAATCTGCGCTGTCGTCAGCGTCTTCATCGGTCTCCTCCTCGTCCTCGTCTTCGCCCTCGACCTTTTTCCCGAGAAGCGCGGCGACCCAGGCGTTTGCGAGCTTGCTTTGCTCGGTCTCGCCGGCGAGCTTTTGGCGCTCGAGGTCAAGCCGCTCTCTGTTCGTCTGCAAGGTCTCAAGCTGCGCCCACAATTTAAGTTTGCGACCGTGGACGTGATCGAGCTCGCTTTCGAGCTTCGTCAAAGCGTCGATATAGCCGACCTTGTTGACAGTCGTGGTCTTGCTCATCTTGCCGTCGTAGAAGCCGGTACCCTCGACCTTGACGCCATCCCGGAACACGCCGGTCTCTTCCCAATAGTCGACGGTCGTACTGCCTTCGAGAAGCTGTACGCCTTTCTCGCCCTTGTGAAGCTCCTTCAATTCTGCAATGTGCGTATTCAGGCGCAGCTCGCGTACGGTCAAAGTAGCAAGCTCTTTTCTGAGCTCGAGCGCCAGGTCGTCCCCGACTGCTATATCCTGAAACGCTGCGGCCTCGTCGCCGTCCAAGATTTTCAGCATCGCGCGCTCATACGCCCCGTGCCGGAAGTTATTCTTGTTCCCGGCCGGAGCTCCGTGGCCTTTTCCGTTCTTGCTGCCGGGCGGCGGGCCGGCGCGGCGCTTCAATACGAGCTCGCCAGATTTCTTATCCTCGACAAGGTGAGTCCGCTTGACCCACTTGTCGACCGACTTCCAGGAGCGGACCTGTTCAACCGAGACGCCAAGCTCGTCGGCGATCTCTTTCAGAGGCCGCTCGCCGCCGCTTTTCAGCCACAAGTCGAAGGCCTTTTGCCGTTCGTCCCTGCGTGCTCTTGGCATCTCTTACCTCCCCTTTTGTTCGACTGAAATTGACTGCTTCACCAAAAACGTTAGTTGAACACGAGCTTTTAGGGCCCCCTAAGCAAAGAGGGCCGAGGC